GCTAACTTCAAGTTGAAGGCAAAGAACGTTGCTGGTTATAGAAACTATGACTCTTCTGAGTTCGCTGCCACTAGTGCATTACTAGATGATGACGATGCTATGGAAGCAATCTGGAAGAAAGAGCATTCCTTAGCAGAACTAGTTGCTAACGATCAGTTCAAAACTTATGATGAACTCAAAACTCGTTTGAGTAGTGTTCTTGGAACTAAGCCAGTTCGTAATGATGTTGAAACTGTAGAGCAAGAAGTTGAAGATGTGAGAGCATCTGCTCCTGTTGTTGAGACAGTAGAATCTGTATCTAAAGCACCTGCTGCAGATGAAGATGATGACGCATTATCATACTTTGCTAAACTAGCAGAATCGTGATATAATCATATTTTCTAGTTCTTATAAGACCCCTTCGGGGGTCTTTTTTATTGGACTAAATTAGTATTCTCTGTTGATATGAGAGTATCTGAAATATATTGTGTATTCCTATCATATTTCATTATTCTCTTGAAGTCATTCACAAACATTTGAACAAATTCTCTTTTTAAAGGTCTTATCTCTCTTTTTTCTTCATTTAGTAGAGTTTCATAATCAAAGTTAGATACTCCTACTACAGGTGAGATTGATTCTCCTGTATATGATGTTCTCATTCCTCCAGTTTCAGAGTACCATTTATTGGCAGATCCACCGAATCGTGCAGCAGGACCATCAATTTTAAAAGGTCTACCACCAGCTACATCATGTTCTACTATTTGACCTGCTGGTAATATTAATCTATCATTTTCATCTTTTATTTCTAAAGTTTCATAATGATGAATAGCATTCATATTTGTACCATATTTGTCTTCAACAAATTCATATAATTCTTTATTTGATAGTGGCCACTCATCTCTAATATTTGTTATACCACAAGAGATTATAACAATATAATCTAATTCTGGATCTCCGTAGATATCTTCAGCAACAGTTTCAGGTCTAGCACCATCAGCAACAATAAACTTATTGAATACTGTTGTTTCTTTAGTTAACCAATCTAATAATTTATTGCTGCGAAATAAATTTTTTATAAAAATATAATCTGTTGATGATGTTTTATGTGATAGTGGTGATTGATACCTTACATTAGGTAGTTCTTTAAAGTAACCCATTAGAATCCAACCCCCATAGTTTGATCTTCATAATCCTCTTCGTAAATTGGATTTGTTTCTTTGAATGACATAGCGACTTTCATATGAACGGGTGTTCCATCAGCGTAAGTTGCATAAGTTCCAGCCCCAGTATAGTTAACTGAGAATGATGTTAAAGCACACGGTTTAAATGAATTTAAGAATGGATGTTGTGTACCACCTTGTAAATATTGTAATAAAAATAAGTTTGGTGAGTTTATAAGAACACCACCAGAACTACCAGAGTTAGACTCACCTTTTTTAGGAGCCATCGCCATTTTTAAATTTCTAATTATCTTCATCGCAACTTCACCTTCTTTACTATTTCTGGGAGTAAAAGTAAAGTCAAATTTAAATTCTCTTAAGTTAACACCATCAAATAGCAATTCTTTATTACTGTTTAATATTTTTCCCATTCCCCTTGACATTACAGCATTTGGAGTTACACTACCAAATTGACCAACTGCCAAACCTGCTAATGATGACCTTATAGCACCTTGCATTTCTTCACCACTACCAAGTCCAAGATCATCAAAATTACCACCTTTAAGTAAAGCATCTATTATGTTTTGAACTTTACCTAGAGTATCACCTGGTTCTTTCATCAGACCAGTAGCTAAATTTAAACCTGCTAAGGTAAATAAATTCATGGAATTACCAGACCAGATACAAGAATTACCATCATTAACTTGTTTTGGTATTGGTAATTCTACATAAAATCTTGTTTTCTTTTTTAATTCACCTATACGACTATCCATTCCAACATTAGTAAGATTAGTTCCAGCTTTATCTAATATGGAAAATTTCTTAACTGATCCATCGTCATTTGCAAGTAAATCTTTTCCCTCACTCCTTAGCTTAGCTGCCTTCATTAGATCATCAGTAGGCATAAAAGCTAAACCTTGACCTTTACCAGGTGGCACATATTCTACTGCTTGTATTAAAAAACTATCTTCACCTTTTGGTCTACTTGATCTGTCTAATGGATAACTAAGAAAGAAATCTTTTACTGGTTTATATCCACCAACTTGCTTAACATCGCCTACTACATTCGCACCAACAGATTCTTGTAATTTTCTATTTTCTACAGGATCTACTCTCCAAGTTCCTAATGCCATTATCGACCTATTTAAGTATTATCAGCTATTTATACCTTTTATTTGGGTTTATAAAATATTGCCCATCCAGTTGCAATATATTTTTCTCCTATGTTAGGTGTTACGCCTTTATGTGGATGAGTCCATCCTGCAGACCATATAACACCTCTTCCTTGTTCTGCATTTACTGTAGTTTTTTGATAGGGAAACTCAGTTCCACATTTTGCATCATTTAAGTAGATCATCCATGCTAACATTCTGTGTGGATAACTGCTTGATTGTTCGCAGTGAGTAGCAAAATATCCTTCACCATTCTCATACTTCTGTATATTATACCAATTATCCATTCCCCACCAATCACATCCTTTATCTAAGAATGAGTACTCTTTTTTAATGTTATCTGATAGTTTGAGTACAGATGGTCTTAATATATCATTATAATGTTGAGTATGAATATTATCAAAATTACAGTGGATATCTGTAGATTTTTTCTCATTAGTTATCTTATTATATCCAGTTGTTCCTGCTTCACGATGATCATCATTATCAAAAAGTTCAATAATTTTATTACATGAGTCTTTAGATAAAATATTATTATATACTTTTAAACCGTGCATTATATTATTCTTTATTATTTGCTATTTTACTATGAATGTCTAAATCTTGCAAATGGAATACCATCAAGGTCAGACAGTTCATCATTAGATATTTCATATAAACCTCCTGCAACTTCATTCCATGTATAATTCCTATGATCATTCCAGTGAAAATTAATTCCTTTGAATCCCCATTCATATACTCCAGTTACACCAACTAGAGGATTTTGATCATATTTAATACCTGAAGTTTTTGGATTATATACAAAGATATAAAACTTTCCTACTTCAGGTGTTTTACCACCTTCTGTTAAGACACCTATAATTTCCAGCATTAAATCATCAGCATCTTCCGTGCCGATTAAATTATCACGTATGTCTTTAACTCTACTCATTTAATTCCTAGTTCTTTCTCGGTAATCACTTTGAACTCCCATTGTCTATCAGCACAATATTCTCTTGCTTCTTTCCATTTTGTTTGATTTGTAGCATATGTATATGCTTCTTTTATGTAACGTGGTGTTTGTCGTTTTGGTTTTTTAGGTGGACTACACTGTTTTAATGGTTTCACTTCAATAACATATTTTTTTATTCTACCATCAGTTTCTTTTACCTTCATATAGAAGTCTGGAAAGTATCTGTGTTGACGATTATCAACTGGAGATATGTAAGGTATTACAATTTCTTCACTTGCCCATTCTAATACGTTTGCATTCTTATCACAGTAAACCATGAATTTCCTTTCCCACAATGATCTAAAAGTTATATTTGTAGGATCACCTTTATACTTGTGAGGAAAAGTTGGATAATACTTTCCTTTATAAGCCATCTAAATAGAAATGATATAATACATCTATTTAGAGTGTCAGCTCCAATTCCAAAGAAAATATCTCAAATATTACCAAAGTTCCAGAATGTTGCTCAAAGTTCTCATTATCTGGTTAAGTTTGGATTACCTCATGGTGGTGAGTTAAGATCATATTTAAAAAGCAAAGGTGTAGATTATAGATTTCATACACAAGATATAGGATTGCTTTGTAATTCTGCAGTTTTACCTGGATCTACTTTTGCTACAGAAGTAGTTCAAGGTGAATTTCAAGGTGTAACTGAGACGATACCACATACAAGAAATTTTACTAGAATTAAATTAGAGTTTTATGTAGATAATGAATATAGAACACTTAAGTTCTTAGAGCATTGGATGGAGTATATTACAGGAGCATCTTCAGCAGATTCTGCTCGTGGTGGATATAATTTTAAATTAAATTATCCAGAAAAATATAGATCGCAGACAACTAGGATAGTTAAGTTTGAAAAAAATTATCGACAAAATATGGAGTGGAATTTTGTGGGATTATATCCTATTGCATTAGATTCTACTAGGGTTCAGTATCAAAGTTCTCAAGTATTAAAAGCAAGTTGTGCATTTGCTTTTGAGAGATATGTTTGTGGAAGAGCAGATTCATTCTCTCAAGCTAAAGGTCTTGCTAAGAATACAACAGGACCTTACGCTCAACAGGCTGCACAAGATAAAGAAAAAATTCTATTGTTAAATCCAACTACTACTCCAAATGATCAAAGAGTGGATGAATTGAAAAAGAATTCATCTGTGAATAAAAAAGATCAAGGTATTGAAAGTGCATCGTATTGGAATGATCCTTTTTCTTCTTTCACTGTTAGTGAAGGATATTTTAGCAAATAAAATAATTTTAAATTTCCTCTATAAATAAAACTACTTGAACTGAGCATATTATGCCTTTACCAAAGATTGCGACTCCTTCTTATGAGTTAGTTGTTCCTTCTACCAAGAAGAAAATTAAATATAGACCTTTCTTAGTTAAGGAAGAAAAGAT